AAGCTAGAACATCTTGCGTTCTAGCGAGTAATCCTGCATGTGATTATGTGGGGAGACTTCCAAAGGACCTTGCTGGTCAATTTAGGTGCAAATCTAAATTGGTTGGTGAACCTTTGATGCAAGAAATTTGGAAACCGAAGAAGTGCCCAGCTCCTTGTAGCAGCTCGTATGCTCTGGATTTGGGTGTGAACTCAGCTTTTAGTCAGGATCGGTCTGACGTGCATCCCAAAATCGTTGACGTAGCAATAGATTCTTGTTTTAGAACAATCGAAAGCAATAGCACTAGATATAGTGAGAGCAGAAGATTGTTAAGCATAGACGAGGCCATTGGGGGAGTGTGGTATGGTTCCGCACTTGACCCCTATATTCAACCAATGAAGATGAACTCATCTCCTGGTTTTATATTTCGTGACCTTGGTGCTTATAAGACAAAAATTTTATACAGAGACGATTTTGGAGTGTTGCGTCCTTTTGAAGAAGTGAGGGTTATTATATTGGAAAGAATACAGGATTTGAAAGATGGAAGAATTCCTGTTACTTTCTGGTTAGATAGCCTAAAGGACGAAAAGCTGCCTGTGGAAAAAGTGGAAGCAGGGAAAGCGCGAGTTTTCTCTAATGGACAGTTTGATATGAATGTTGTGGTAAGGATGTATTTCGGTACATTTATAGCTCATCTTTGTGCTACCCATTTGCTTGGGGAGTGCTCGGTTGGGTTGTGCGCCACCATTGAAGAAGAATCAACCGCTTTCTTCAAAACATTCACACGAAACGGACGGTTGAAAAATTTCATCGCTGGAGACTACTCGAAATACGATAAGAGATTGCCTTTCCAGATGATCAGAGCTTTTGTCACTTTGGTCAATCGATGGTATGATGATGACAATGACGATATTCGCTATGGGATCATGATGGCGATATTTGCAGGATACCGAATTGCAGAGAAGGATGTTTACCGACAACACCATGGTATGCCTTCTGGAACACCACTTACCGCTCCCGCAAATTCTATAATTAATGGATTGATGTTCAGAGTTATAATGATAGAATTGGCTTGTGAGAGGAAGTTGCTATCCAATCTTGGGGAATTCCACTCTAGAATTTATTCTAGTGTGGAGTGCCGCTTTTACGGAGATGACAATATAGTGGCTGTTCCGAAAGGAATGGAATGGTTTAATATGCTAAGTGTGCGCGATAAGATGATGGAAATCTTTGGGATGGAGTATACATCAGCTGATAAAAAGAAAATTGAAGATCAGTTGTATGTACCCTTGGAAGATCTATCGTATCTGAAGCGGACATTTCATGTTAACGGAAATGTAATTCAAATGAGACTGGAACTTGATTCGATCAAGGAGTCTGCTTTGTGGAGCCATGGGCCTTTAACACCGGCCTTGGCACAATCAGTAGTGGATTCCATATCAGTGGAACTGTCTCTTTATCCTGTTGATATTTACAAAGAACACATGCGAGTATTGATTGGGACGTGGTCTGATTACGGAGTTATAGACCCCGGGTTTAGGAGCAGGAAACTGTTCTTGGACCAAAGGGTACTAGATTATGTGTTAGATCAGCAGTCAAAGACCTCTTTACATACATCAAAAGAGGCAAGAAATCTCATTTTGCAATATTATATGAGTCAGGGAATCTCCTTTCCACCCATGAGAGGGGGAGACCTGGAAACAAACAAAATTGGGCGCACCCGGATTAGTGCTTTCGGGTGTTTGAAAACGCGCACTAAGAAAAATCAATTGGAACGAATCATGGACAACAAATGTCCAGTCACCTTTGGTGACACCCTCCTTGAACTCCAATCAGGTGGAGCAAACACAAACTTACCAGAAACATCTGCACAAATGGTAAGGGACCCTGATGTCCAAAACACAGTGCACCAGATCACCG